CGGGCAATCGCCCCACTTGAAGTCGTGGCGCACGTCGGATGGTACGTAATCACCAAGTCACTGCAGATACGCCATCGGATGAAGCCGAGCGAGATCACAGAGACCCCATAGCCCAGAATATTATCCGGATCGTTCACATCAAGTGCAAACGTCTGCGTAGCAGTGCCAGTAGCCAGGGACACCATGTTGATGATGCCCCCAGCAGTGGTACCCACTGACATCGTAGTCGAATGGACACGTTGGCGACAGTAACCCCGCGACCCCGAACTGCGAATCGCCAATCCACGAGAAACCGGGGCGACGACGCGCCGATGATTCTCTTGGGCGACAGGCATGGACAGGGTATTACGGGCGACTTTACTGCTTTTCTTCTTTTTCTTCGTGCGTGAGACAAGAGAGGCAAGGGATCCGCCGAGGCCGGCGAGGGCTGCAGCCGTTGAATCGGTGCGCAAGGCACCCAAACCACGCCGCGACCCCCTGGGTCCCGGGTTCAATTCCACTCCCACCAAGCGGGGCGCCGGAACTTTCCTAACGACCCGCTCAGAAGGGTTGGTCTCGCAGCCAGGCACGAGTCTCACAGACTTCGAAGCCTCCTGCAGGAACAACTCAAACCAGGTGGGATGACGTAGGTAGTTCGGCACCTCAAACGATTGGTAGGTACCCGACATAGCTCACGATAATTGGTCAACGCTGAGTATTCTTTGTTTAGCACTTATTCAAGGGAAAGTGGCCGGGCGCCCCCAATGGCGCCCGCGAAACCCCTGCGAGCCGGCTTAGCGTGCGCCGCCATTGGGGGCTGACGCGCGCTTGACATGCGGCCATTTGCATTTATCACCGAAGCGGCACTCGCCCTTACGCTGATAATCCAAACAAACCGCCTTGTCCTGAACAACGTCGCCTTCATGGAGGTCACGACATTTCAAGCCGAAGGTGCACTTACCTGCCCTATAATACTCGCATACTTTCCCCGCGGGTCGAGGAGGCTGAGGCGGGGATTTCACCCGGACAATGTCCTCATTCACCACCACGTCCGCTGGGGGTTCCACGCGCGCTGTGCAGTCGGCGCAGACCGAGGGTGACAGGAGATCTTCCTGCCTCTTGCACGCTTCAACCCAGTCCACGAATTTTCCCCAATCAAAATCTGGCATTTGGAGCTCGACCTCATCATCCATCCAACCGTCAGGGTTTTCATTTGGATACTGCTCGTCCTCACCATCGTACTTCGAAAA